GGAACTTTTGCGCCATAGCCTGAGTCTTGGACACCACCAAGATACGGATGTTAGGGTTACGGCAAATCTGGTAGAGCGCGTAGTTGACGGTAATGGTCGTAGACTTGGCGTGCTCAGGTGGCGTATTAACAATAATTAAATCTTTATCCCCAGGCTCATAGATGATACTAGGGTGGACATCGGAGGGGGTGGTACCCTCCAACAAATCAATCCAATGTTTTTGATGGGTGAATACTTTGACACCCAGGTACTTCTCAGAGAACTCAGAAAACGGTGGTACCTCAATGGTACCGCTCTGTAGTTCCCCACGGGCGGTCATAGACCGCACTTTTTCTACCTGGGTACGAAATGTCTCATCGGTCTTGCGGTAGTATTCGTATGTCTTGACGGACCGACCGACAGCATCCATCGCCTTTTGGACGGAGTACCCCTCCATTAGAAATTCTATAATTTGCTTTTTAATAGCATCGGCGTTTTTAGTTTGCGAGTTAACTCTTTTATTTTCCATAGGCATAGTAGCGAATCCGCTTTATGTTAGATTCGCAGTTTATCCTTTCCTAACCGTAGGCTGTAGCCCCAAGGCGGAAGCCGTAGGTTAGGGCGTACTATAGGGGCAGCCTAAGGGCTGCCTTTAGTGTTCTGAGGGGCTACTATAATTACGCCCCTCTACTATACTATTAGGTGTCCAGAGGGACACTATTGGACATCTTTTTTGAATATATTTTTTGTTACTTAAGCCACTGTACTAAAAGTGCTGGTCAGAGCATAACGACCCCTATCAAAGTTATGCGGGTGTATACATATACAGCAATACGCACACATATTTAAAAACCCTGGGTTCGTTCACTGTCGTTCTCTCCCCTAATAAACATGCTCTGCATTTTGCTAGCCCTGTTCGCTTTGCTTTGCTCGCTTTGCTTTGCTTGGTCTAGTTCACTTTCTCGCTATTACTAGAACAGCCCCTCCATGAATCGCGGGGGGAAGCCTTGCCCGCTTGAGCGTGAGCGTAAGCGTGTCTCACTATGCGAGATGACCAGTCATTTACTCCACGCTTGAAAAGTGTGACCAGTCTCACACCCATAAATGCTTGACAGCGCATGAATGGCGCATGATTTGATTCTCTCATCGCTTAAGTCACAAGGGCTTAACGAGGACAGGAGAACAAGAAATGACAGCAACAACAGCAAACAAGGCAACAGGCAAGGCAACCAAGACCGAGGCACTCTCAACAATTACCAAGGCGCTTGAACAGGCTCACGAGTTGATTAAGACCGAGACAGGAGCGCCCCGCGCTACGATTCTCGTAACTCGTGACATGAAAGGCAAACTCGCGCATTTCACCCACTATCAACCTTGGGAGGTAAACGGCGAGGGCTTCAACGAGATTGCCTTTACAGCCGAGATGTTTGCCAAGGGTGGCGAATTCGTGCTTGGCGTGTTGTTGCACGAGGTCGCTCACTCTCTCAACTACGCCGAGGGCGTTAAGGATTGCAGCGCGAACCAGTACCATAACGCCAAATTTAAGTCACGCGCCGAGTCTCTCGGTCTTAAGACAGTAGAGGTCAAGGGCAAGGGTCACGCATGGACGGAAATCACCGAGTTTGGCGTGAAGCGATTTGCCAAGGCACTCAAGGTCATCGAAACAGCCCTAGAAATCACAGCAATTTCACAGGATAAAGCGAAGCCTAAAAGTCGCAATACGAACCTAATCAAGGCAATGTGCGAATGTGAGAATGTAATCCGCCTCTCTCGCGGTGTCCTTGAATCAGGCGTGACATGCAACCAATGTGAAGAAATGTTCAAGGAGGCTTAAGACAGAATGTGACGAAAGTCACAGCCCTAAACCCTTGACAGCGGGCGCGTGTTCACGACACGATTAGGGCACGACATGAAGCGGGAAAGCCCCGCTCATGTATTAAGACAGGAGAACAGAATGTGTGAAGTTTGCAATCGTAAGGGCATAGTCTTTACAGTTGAAATCAACGGCAAGCAAGCGAAAGCCTGCTCAGGTTGTGTCTTAAGTCAGCGACTAACAGGATGGAGCAAATAAATGAACGAAGCCACAGCCCAATTCGTGGAGGATTTCCTACTCGTTACAGATAACGACCGCGAATCCTACGAAGGAGCCCGCGAGATAGTTCAGGAGAAGGAGACTCTCACCGAGGTATCGGAGGAGTTTCAGGAACAGTTCGAGAGTTACATCTCGCAAGTTGCAGACCGCGAGGAGGCGCTAGGTCATGAGGCAGGGGCGCTACTGATTCGCCAAATGCTTATCGGCTGGGGCGATGATGCTTTCCACGCTATTGCTCGCCATTACATGGAAACAGAATAGGACTTAAGACATGAGCACAGATACATTGTTTGGAATCGCTATCACCACAGCCGTAATCGTATGCCTTGCGGTTGCTTTTTCGCCAGAGTTCACAGCGTGGATGGTGAGCATGGGATTCTAACTTAAGACAGAACAAAAAAGTGTGACCAGTCACACAGCCCTAAATGCTTGACGAGTACGAGGTGAGCGAGGCACCATTAGGGCACAAGGTAGGTAAGAGATTCTTACCACCGAGAACGACAGGAGACAGCAAGTGAAAAGAGCAGAACTTATAATCGGTAAGTCTTATTACATGAACAAGACAACCGACTGGACTAATAGCCATTACGGAATCAGTAGTTCCTATGCAAAGACTGCCGAGAACATCAAGCGATTCAAGGTAGTCGTTATAGAAACACAACTTAAGACAGAATACGAGAAGGAATGGCGCACTCGTGATGTCTTAATACAGACAGAAAGTGGCAACCAAAAGTGGGTACCCCTCAACTGGATTCGGTGTGACTGGATTGAAGCGGTCAAAGAACTAACCGACAACACCCGCCAACGCGCACGCAATGGCTGGGACGACCGAGCCAACCGATACGCCCGACACCTAGCACGCAAGCGCGAGAAGGAACAGGTGGAGCCTGCTATCAAAGCCCTATGTCAGGAGATTGAGCGAGTTACTGGCGAGTATGTTTATCGTGGCGACCGCATTGAGACACTAGAACTCAACACCCTATTGACCTTGACCAAAGCACTATCAGTTATTAAGACAGAACTTACAGCGGTGGCTTCATGACCGAGACTATCTGCGGAGACTGCTTAATCCCACTCAACCAATGCACACATGCAAGAGATTATGTCTTAAGCAATAACGATAAGAAACAGTTGCGTTTGATTGCCTCAAGTCTTATGACTAAGCAGGTAAACAAATGAAACTAACAAGGCGAGGCAGACTGGTCAGAGCAATCTTTATTTATGTCTTAATACTTATCGCAATCATCGGAGTATCAAACGCACTAGGTGTGTGGGATGTATCCGAGTCATGCTTAGTAGAGCAAGTCGGATGTCCCGCTGGATACCCTCTGCCTTAAGACACAGTGTGACCAACATCACACCACAAATGCTTGACACACTATGCCAACCAGTGGCAGAGTAATAACTACCAACTAGACAGGAGAAACAAATGGAAACAAAAGAGCAAGCACTAGCACTATACGACCAAGGAATCCCAGTAACAATTCAAGACCCAATCTTGAAAATGTATTTAGAGGGACACCGACATGGGTACCACAAAAACGCACAATGCGCGGGTCGTTGCCCCGCTTGTGACCGAGAGACAGGAGCAAACTAATGACAGAGAACACAGACACAATTACTATCCCGCTTGAAGTTAAGAAGCAGGAATTATGGGAGGCAGTATTCGGCTCAGCCTTTGAATCATTCGGCAACCATTGGCACGAGATTGAGTACCTTGGAGATACCGACTGGGAAAAGATTGGAAAGGTCAGGCTGGTAGCAATAGATGAAATCTCATTACTTAAGACAGAGAAAGTTGTAGGTATTGAGGAGTTAGCAAAAGCCCTACCGATTGCCAACGAACAGGTATACATGGACCTATTTGACTTTGATGATTACGATGCTATCTGCGGTGATGCAGTTTTACAGGTAGCAGTACTTGGAAAAGTTGTGTATGGCTAATGAGCGACAAGCAGATTAAAAGATTACACAGCGCAATAAAGAGAGCAAGGTCACAGCGAAACGCTACTACAAACAACGAAGACTTTGACTACTGGCAAGGCATAATGGAACATCACCTAGAAACTCTAGGTGTATTACTTAAGACAGGAGAAAACAAATGAGTGAACCAATGTGGCTAGACGGAGATGATGTAGCACTGGGTATCAACCAACCATGCGAAGATTGTGACAAGGTTGATTGCAGTTGCGGAGAAGATGACCCCGACCGACTACATGATGAGATGGGAGAACAGTAAATGACACACCACATAAAGGTTGGGGCTATGACCAAAGCGGTTACAGCCTACGACAAGGACTACGACATTGAGATTGACGGCGTAGAGATGAGAGTTATCCTGCATTGGGATGACAACGATGGCTACGAATTAACTTGGCTAGATACAGAAGGCAGATTTATTACATCACCTGATTGGATTGCAGAGCATGATAATTTCTGTCTTAAGTTAGATAACACAGACCCTCATACGATTTGGAAAATACTATGATTCTTATGGAGTGCAGAAGTTGCGGTGTCATGGTGCAGAACCCAAAGACATTGAACTACATGGCGGAAAGATGTACGCCATGCGAGATGAAGTTCAGAGAACTGGCGAACCTTGCCATTGATACCTACCTACATGAGAAGGCAGAGGCAGAACTCAATGCTAAACTTAAAAACGATTCACCCGCACGCTAGATTATGGATAGCAACAGCAATAATTCTTGGACTTATCTTGGTACTTAAGACACCAACTGGACAACAGTTTGTATCACCGCCACATGGCAAGGTGATTGCCTACTATCAGAACGATTACCAACGCTACGCAATTGACAGGTTGATAAAGCGAGGGGACTTAGAACAGTACCCATGTCTTTATGAACTATGGATTAAGGAATCTAACTGGCGACCGCTGGCAAAGAACAAGTCAAGCCATGCGCTAGGCATAGCACAACTCATGCCACGCACATGGAAGATAATCAAGATGAAACCCACGACCAACGGCTACCGACAGGTAGATGCAGGGCTTGTCTACATTGACAGGCACTATGGCAAGGGCGCAATCTGCAAGGCATACGCACATCACTTAGCGAAGGGTTGGTATTAAGACATGAAGATTGTATTGAATAGATGTTATGGCGGTTTTAAATTAACAAAGCACCAAGCGGAGTTACTTGGCTATGAATGGAAAGAATTTTCAGGTATCTGGAGGGTAGCATTGCGCCCAGATGGTGAGGTAGGTGGGTACGCCGAAGGAGCAGACGATGATAAGGATAGAGTTAATCCAATTCTTATCGAGTCAGTAGAACGGGGTGACCCTAGTTCATGGGCATCAAACTTTCATGTTTATGAGATACCCGATGGGGCACACTGGGTCATCAGTAACTATGACGGACTTGAAACTTTATACTGGTCGCTATCAGAAATACATGAGGTGTGATTGTGAAAAATAACAGACCAGAATTTCACAAGATAGTAAGCGAAACAACCAGCAAGAATCGCTACAACACAGGACTAACTAACTTCGTACTTAAGTACAACACAGCCATGTGGGATAAGGCTATCTGCCGAGGCATAGACACCGAGGTTTTCTACCCAGTGCAGGAGTTATTCTCCCGCGAGGAGGAGCGCATGTTCGAGCGCATGTGTACCGACTGTCCAATTATGATGGCTTGCCTTGAGTGGGGCTTAGCCCATGAAAGATACGGAGTATGGGGAGGGACGACACCACCTATGCGACACAAGATTAGAGCAAAGATAGGTTGGGGTTTGACAGAACCAAAACTTGGGTGATAGGTTTATCTTGTACACCAGCCACTGTGAAGGGGAAGCACAGCGGTTGGTGTGCATAAAAAGACCCAGCGATTCTCTCCTGTCTCGCTGGGTTTCTTTATGTATTAAGCAAGAGAACCATCAAGTCCTAACTCATGAGCCAACATAAACACTTCATCACTTAAGTCATCAAGAGTTCCATCGTTATAGATAACATGATTAAACATGTAGTTATCCATAGCATGTTCGCTTGTGTGTCCATTGACTGCGCTATGGTTGTGCCGATTGATACGCCAAAGCGAACCACTTAGTTTCTTAATTGCATCAGCCTCATTCGGATAACGCACATCAGAGATAACAACTCTATCGTCATGGCTTAAGTCAGCAAGTGCCATCTTAATCCACACATTATCGCCAAACATTGTGCGCCCTACCTCAGTACCAAAGACTTGCATAAGTCTGCGTACCTCAGGGTTTTGCTTGGCTACATCCCAACCATAGTCATCCACATACTCAGACAAACGAGTGATGCTATCCAACTTAGGATTCAGTGTCATCAGTGCATGACGAATCGGGTCAGCAAAAGATACTCTGCGGTATCCGTAATTAAGACATAACAATTCAGCCGTGCTGTCCTTGCCACTGCGTGCGTATCCACTCAATCCAATAATCATTTAACACCCCACCAAATACCTACTGCAAGTGGACCGAGGTATACCTCAATGCATTTAAGATTCTTGTAGTGCACTATGCCAATGCAAAACATACGCCAATTAAACTCGTGCGTTAGTATCATTCTTCACTCCTATCAGGCTTGCGGTATCTGCGGTTGTTCCACTGTGGTTGTTCGCCACCTAATCTATCTTGTAACTTAGTAAGTGCACGAGACACACGCTTGCGTATTGCCTCATCACTAATGGAATACTCAATAGCCAAAGCATCTATGTCTGTGCCACCTTCGGCAAACCTGCGTTGCAACAGCAACTGGTCTTGTTCATTTAGTTTCTTAAGACCGAAAGCAACATCACTTAACATAGCCTCACGATTCATTCCCTCACTAGGCTTGCTTGAGGTAGAGATGAACTCATCCTTAGGCGTTGAAGAAACTATCCACTGCTCATAACTCCACACATCTTTGAGCAACTCTTGCAGAATGTCATGCGTATAGTAGAAAGAATCCGATGGCGATGACTTAGTTTTATACGCACGCTCTTTGGCTGCAAACTTCTGCGACTCATTGTTAAAGGTGCGCCGTAGTTTATAGACTAAAGAATCTTGACCGTGCCACTCCTCTATCTTGTGCCAGTGTTCCAATGCCCACAGGTTCAGGTGCTGGTACACATCATCAACAGATACTAAGTTGCGATGGATGCGTACACACCTAGTAGCAGACAAGCGTGCAACCTTGTACACCTGCTCCCATAGTTCATCCTTGTCATTCATTCTTAAGTTCCTTCATCGCTGTCAGTAAATCATCAACCGTTATGAGATAACCCTTGCTCTTATTCGGGGGTATGTCACAGGTAATCTCTCTGCCTGCCTTCTTAATTGCATGATGCACATGGTCAGTAGGTACCATCAACACACCCTTCTCTAACACGAACGCCCAGTACTCAGCCTCAGTCACCATCAAACCAGATGCTTCCCAAGATTGTGTCTTAAGAAACCAACATTCAACTTCTATGTATAGGTTGCCTGTCTTATTCCACTTCCTGTCGCGCTTTACCTCAATCCTTTTTCCTTCGGTTAATAGTTCCTCAACCAACTTCTCGCCTTTTCTACCGTATCCAAAATCTAAATCAAAGGATGAGTTCTTCGCCATAGTTACACGCCCGCTCGCTTTCGCAAACCGTCAGCCCCTTCTGCTAGGTATACATCATTGACATCTTGACCTTCGGGCATGAACACAGGGAACACATTGTCTAGTTCTCTGCTCAAGTGCTTAGCCATTTCTCTGCCAGCGTTGTCACCATCGCATAACAAAATAATCTTTGACCAGTCAGCAAGGACTCGTGAGTAAAAAGGTTTCCAGTTGTTAGCCCCAGGCAAACCAACTGCATTGAAGCCTGCTTGCGTAGCAACCACAGTATCAAGTTCACCTTCACAGATAGCAAGTAACTCTGCATCTGCACTCAATGCATTGATGTTAAAGATGTGGGTAGTAGCCCCAGGTCTTGACATGTACTTAGGTCCACCTGCATCAGGACTTAAGGCACGAAAGCGTATGTCAATGGTTCCCGCTGGTGTTAGATACGGGATAGATAACTTACCAATGTATGGCTCGTGTCCTATCTCAGGATTCTTTACGAAGCCGAGGCGAAACATACGAGCCGTTGCTTCCGTTATACCGCGACTCTCCAGATACGGAACTATCTCTCCTAGGTTTTGAGCGTAGTTCTCCGTTGCTCTCTCCAGTAATTCTCTCTGCGATTTGCTTAGCCTCATTGAAAGTAACTCCTTC